ACCCCGACCTCGCGTTCGACCTGGTCGTCGGGGCTGTGAACAGCGGCATCGGTCAGTCGATTCGCTGGCTGCAACGGGCAGTCGGTGTCGCGGACGATGGGGTAGTCGGTCCTCTCACCCTTGCCTCGATCAACCGGGAGGACGACTCCAGTGCGATCCGGGCAAGGTATAACGGGTACCGGCTGGACTTCATGACCCGCCTGTCCACATGGGATGTTTTCGGGAAGGGGTGGGCGCGGCGGATCGCGTCCAACCTTCAATCTGTAGGTAAGTAACTAAGGAGCTATCATGAACAACATCGTCATTATCCTTCAACTGATCCCCGCCATCATCGCCGCTCTCAAGGCTATCGAGGATGCCATCCCCGGCTCCGGCATGGGAGAACAGAAGCTGGCGGCTGTCCGCGCCATGCTTGAGGTCATCGACGGCAGCATCAGCAAGCTGTGGCCGCAGATCAGCGGCGTGATTGGCGTGCTGGTCAATCTGTTCAACGCCACCGGCGTGTTCAAGAAAGCCTGACATGGGACGGCTCCTTGACTTCCTCGACCTGTTCCGCAAGGGCGCGGCTGTCAGTGAGCCTGCCCTGTGGAAGAACCGCAGCGCCCTGACCTTGGCGCTGACTGCCCTGATTCTGGCGGGTTGCCGGGTGGCGGGAGGGTTCGGCTATGCGGTTCCCATCACTGAGACAGACGCTGCCACCATTGCTGCTGGCGTTGCTGTTATTGTCGGCCTGTTCAGCACCTTCGCAACATCCGATAAGGTGGGAGTCCTACCTGCGAAGCCATTGCCGCCCGACAGCAGCCCTGCACTGGCTCCAACCCTCGACGATCCTGACAGCAGGCGACCCGCTGAACCTTACAACGCTGAACGCGGAAGTTGATGGCGGGATGCTCGGAATCAGATGTTTCTACTAACTTGAGAGTACCCCATGACCACGCCCGCTTCGTACACGCCAGTCGCAATCATTAACGATGCATATTTTGATGCGGGCTTGCTCCAGGAAGGGCAGGTACCCAGCTCCGAGCAATATGTCATGGGGATGCGGAAATTGCTGGATATCATCAATCTTTGGCAAACGCAGGGACTAAAACTGTGGCTGAATCAAGACACAGCAATCCCGCTCGTAGAAGGGCAAGGGACCTACCCCCTTGGCCCTCTCGGGACGGTTGCAATGACCAAGCCTCTACGGGTCGTCGATTGTTACTACATGGATCCGAACGGCATCCGGCGGCCCCTTATCCCAATGGCCTGGAGTGACTACACGCGGCTCAGCCAGGTGAATCAAAAGGGCCAGTTGAATTCCTACTTCGTCAACAAACAGCAATCTGTGCTGAGTGTTTTCTTCTGGTTGCTTCCTGACGCTCTCGCAGCCCAGGGTCAAGCGCACTTGGTCCTCCAGGAACAGGTGCAGAATTTCACCAATCTAACAGAGACCGTCAACTTTCCCATCGAGTGGAGAATCGCGCTACGGTGGGGCCTTGCAGACGAGCTCGCAACTGGCCAGCCCCAAGCCATTATGGACCGTTGCCAGCAACGCGCGCAGGCATATCGCACGATGCTAGAAGACTGGGACGTAGAGGACGCCTCGACGCGGTTTGCGCCTGACAGTCGCGGCTTGTATTCCACCGGAGGCTTCCGCTAATGGCTACTCAACCAACCCAGGCGGAATCCGTCGCCATTCCCAAGCGGTTGCCGCTGGTGCTTGAGCCCGAGAACCGGGACGAGTCAACGGATAAGGATGCTAAGCTGGTTAACGGCTACATGGAGCGCTCGCGGGACGGAAAAGAGTACTGGATCTATAAGCGTCCAGGCCTCAAGCAAATTGGCGACGCACACGTAGGCACGGGCTTGGGCGTGTATAACTGGCAAGGAGTTATCTACGCTATTTTCGGTTCAACGCTTTATCGTTACAGTACAGGCCCGAATCCTGTCGGTACTGCCCTGGGAACCGTTGGCACAACCGGCGGCATGTATCGGTTTTGCTCCAGCCTTGGCACCACGCCGCGGTTGCAACTGGGGAATGGCGTTACCTCTTACAACTACGATCCCGTCAACGGACTGGTTCCGATTACGACTACCGCGACGATCGCGGCAGGAAGCTTTATTACTGCCATCAGCTACACCATCGCGAGTGTAGGCACCACGGACTTTACACTTATCGGAGCCGCCAGCAACACAGTCGGCGTCACCTTCCTCGCGACCGGCCCCGGCACAGGAACAGGGACTGCAACCACCACCAGTAATTTCCCCGTCCCCTGCGTTAAAGGTTGGGTGTACCTCGACGGCACAACTTATGTCATGTCGCCGACTGCCTACATCCACGGCAGCGACACAACACCAGGGATGAATCGCCCGGATCTGTGGACGGACTTGCTCAACACTGTTGGCGCCCAGATTGAGCCGGACCAGGGAGTCTACTTGGCCAAGCAACTCGTTTACGCTCTTGCGCTGAAGGAGTGGTCAACTGAGGTTTTCTACGACGCGCAGAATCCCCCCGGCGCCTCTCCCCTCGGCCCGGTGCAGGGCGCCAAACTCAACTACGGTTGCGTGAGTGCCGACTCCGTGCAGGAAATTGATGGGATGCTGATCTGGCTAGCGACAAATCGTTCTTCCGCCGTCCAGGTGATTCTGGTAGATAACCTTAAAGCCGCAGTGGTTTCAACCAAGGCCATTGAGCGCTTGCTAGGTGAAGCAGATTTCACTTCCATAGCTTCCATGGGCGTGAAGTATGAAGGCCATCGCTTCTATATCCTCACACTCAAGAACAGCAATCTCACGCTGGTTTATGACCTTACTGATCAGATGTGGAGTCAGTGGACTGACGTGAATGGGGATTATTTCAAGATGGTTGCCTCCACTTTTTACACAGGCACTGCTCGAATTCTTCAACACGAGTCGAATGGAAAGTTGTATCTACTCGGGGCAGAGTATTTTGCAGATGATGGCGAACCTATTACAGTTGATCTGTATGCGCCTAACTTTGACGGAGGAGTTCGGCGGCGGAAACAGCTCAACATGATGGAGTTCATCGGGGACCAGACGCCGGGGAGCGTGCTGCAAGTGCGGGTGAACGATGCTGACTATGCGGCGGATAAGTGGTCCAGTTTCCGCTACGTCGACATGAGCGTTAAGAAACCAGTGCTAGTCAACTGCGGTACCTTCATGCGGCGGACAGTTCACATTCGGCATCAGGCGAACACGCGGATGCGCCTGCAGGCGATTGAGCTGCAAATTGATATTGGAACGCTGTAATGTCTGGACGTTTCCAACCGCCGCCGACTTGGGCCTTGCCTGTCATCGTTGACGAGGCGACGAATAAGGTACTATTTAACCCAGTCTGGCTTAAGTGGTTTGTTGACTTTAGCGCGCAGGTTGGTCCGGGTGGCGCGGGTAGCGGGCAGGTTATCAGTGTCAACACTAAAACAGGGGAAGTTGTTTTGACAGCTTCTGACGTAGGTGCGCCAACTCTCGCGGCCACCAACCACTGGCCGATGATGCAGTTCTTCGACGGCAACATCGACACCCTTTCGTTCTTTCTCGCTGGCGGCCCCACCGGAGGCATTGGGCCGAAGGTTGATAATGAAAGCGTCCTGGGCGCAGTTGGCTATCGGTGGAAGAATATTGAAACCTACTTGCTAGGCCTTGTCGGGAATTTCACTTGGAATGGCTACGCTATCGTACCGCCAGACGGAACGACGACAAGTTTTCTTCGCAAGGATGGAACGTGGGCCACGCCCGCAGGCACCGGCGCGCAGTTGAATGCGGCTAATACCTGGACTGCGCTGCAAACTTTCAATGCAGACCTTCGTACGCCCACTTTTGGAACAGTCGTAGGCTATGGCATCGCGCCAACGGTAAATGACACCTACGTAAATGGTTACGCAACTTATCGCTGGTTGAATACATTTACGAAAGATTTGACCCTTGGTGAAAACCTGGTCTGGGATGCTTATACAATCCCAAAGCCGGCGGGAAGTACTACGACCTTTCTGCGGAATGACGGTACCTGGGCAACGCCGCCGACTGGCGTGTCGCTTAGCGTCGCTAACACGTGGACCGCCAAGCAGACTTTTTCCGGCGGCATGGAGTCGGATGGCTATACCTTTGTCGCTGGCTCGGGCGGGCAACTCGCCCCAAAAACTAACATCATCAGCGAACTCGGCACAACTGCTCTTCGCTGGCTGAAAGCTTGGTTTCAGGACCTGGACATTACAGGCACTTTCAAATGGGGAACTGTTAACGCAACGGCGATTCCAGCGCCAACAGGCTCTACGACTACATTTCTGCGTAACGATGGCACGTGGGCTGCGCCAGCTAATACCAGCGGTACTCAGCAGTTGGGCGGAATCCTTAAAACAACTGCGAGTTCCGCGATTACGCTTGGGGCTTCCTTCGTTTCGGTTACTGGTTACGATACAACTACGTTCACGACTTCGGTTGGCGTTACCACTGATCTAACGGCGGGCTCGATTAAAGTTTCAGTCGCTGGAAATTACACGATTGTTATGAGCCTTTTATGTACATATACTTCGGATATTGTAGGTAATCGAGCATTCGGAATCCGCCTGTTTGATACAACTGATTCTGTTGCGATTATCAATACTACACTGTCGGCGCCTCAGTACACATCTGCGCTATCTGACAGTCTGACCGCTCACGTAACAATTCCTACAGCAAGATTAAATCATCCTTTAATTATGCAGGTTGGAAATGGAAACACCTTTCTCACGTTCGCGGTGGGCTCTGCAACGCTTTCTGCCGTTTCTGTCGGCCCGATTTAATCTTACAGGAGATTCTTGTGGCGGCTTATACAAATCCTTACACCGACTGGACGCCAGGCGGTGATGTGTCATTGGCGGATCACCTTTACAACAGCCTGCTCGCGCAGCAGCAATCTGGCGCCGGGAGCTGGAATTCGGGCCTGGACCTCGACACGACGTTACGAGCGATGGCCGGGGATCTGGAAAAAAGTGGCATTACAAACTTGAATCAAGTCGGCTGGAGCGAAAAAGTAGAACGTCCATTTTGGGCAGGCATCGAGGCGGGCGGAACTTTTGGGGCGACGCCAGGCTGGGGAAACGAGCAGGGCTACGACCCAGGTTTCGGCGGCTACGCAGAAGATCATCCAGGAATGGGGCGCTGGACTGCCGGCGCGATCAACAAGAACACCGGGAAGTTGCTTCACTCCGGTTACGGCGAACGAACGCGAGGCTCAAGTTGGTCCGGCACTTACGCCGGTCCTGGCAATACGGGCTTTGACGTAAACTTCGACGCTGCCGGCAATCCAATCTTTGGAACACATCGTGAGTCATCTGTGAGTAGCGATGTAAAAACTTTTGGAATTCCTTTTCTTGCAGGAGCAGGTATGTTTGCAGCACCTTGGTTGATGAGCGCTCTCGGGGGGCTTGGCGGAGGATCTAGCGCGGAAATGTTGCTGGGAGGCACTGGCACAGACTGGCTAGGGGCAGAAGCCGCCGGAAATGCGCTGGGTGGTTTTAGCGCGGCCGACTTTGCCGCAAATGCCGGCGCGAGTGCAATGACAGATTTGGGCGCAGCCGAGCTTGCCAATGCTGGAGCTAGCGCAATGACGGACCTCGGCGGCCTTGGCGCTCTCGGCGGACTTGTCAACTCGCCACAAGAGGCTTTTCGCGCGGCAAAACTTGCGGCGCAGGCAGCGGGCCAAGGCGCGTTGAGCAACGGAAGCGGTCTGGATTCAATCCTCAAGGCGTTTGGCCTTACCAATGCAGACGGTTCGATGAATATGGGGCAGGCTCTTAAGTCCTTAATGAGCATTGGCTCCGGGATCTACGGCATGAACCAAGCTAATGGGTTGAAGAATCTCAGCCAGCAAGCTATCGCGAACTCTTCCCCCTGGACAACAAGCGGTGGCACAGCGATGGCAGGGAATGAACTCAAGCGGGTGATAGCCGGCGATCTGTCGCAAGACCCCGGATTCCAGCTGGCCCAGCAAGCGGCTGCCCGCGCAACGGCCCAACAACCGGGCGGGATGGCCGCATCGGCGGCTTCTCAGGCAGCCTTGCGGTATCAGAACGAGCGGATCAATGCGTTGAGTGGCCCTGCAGGTGTTGGATTCAGCCCGGCGAGTGGCTACCAACTCGGCCTTGGCGGCACCCAGGCAGCCAACAGTCTCGCTTCATCTTCCCTCGGTTCCATCGGCTTTGGGGCGACGCCAAACCAGATGCCGCCGTGGCTGCAAACATATCTGTTTCAAAACGGCTTAGGAGGTGCACGTGGCTGATCTATTTGGTGCCCCGCTGGGGATCATCGCAGCGGAAGAAGGCAATCGCCAGAACATGCTGGCGGGGGTGCAGGCCCAGAAGTTACTGGGCGACATTGCAATGCAGCCAAGTGAGGCGCGTTATAAGGACTCTCTCGCGCGGCTGCACAGTGCTGATGCGCTGGGGAAGGAGAATGAGGCGGCGGCTGCGCAGCAGATGATGGTGTTGCAGCAGGACTTTGTTCGGGCGCGGCAAGAGCGGGATAGGCTGGTGGATAGCGCTAAAGCACAAGGCCGGGATGCGACGGTCGCGGACTTGAATGCGGACGGGCGACCAAAGAGTCAGGCGGATGCACTTGAAGAATTTGCGGACTTCGCAGAAAAGTCGGGAGCCCCGCCGCTTGCACTGGAGAAAACTCGCAAGATGATCGCGGAGATCAAAGAGAAGGAAGCGATCGGGGCTGACCATGCGGGGCGCGCGGAGACCCAGCGCTGGACGCAACGGGAAAAGCAGACGAAGCTGTTGAGTAACACAGCTGCGGCGGCCGCGGAGAGTCCGGCGAACTATCTCGCGATCTTGAGCAATTCTGAATTGCGGGCACTGTTGCCGCAGCAACTGACAGGTGACTGGACAACAGATCAACCTGTTCTCAAGGCTATTGCCGAAGCGGGACAGGACGCTCTGGCACGCGGGCGGCTGGAGCAGCGGCAATTAGAAGCTGACGCGGCGCAGAAGCGACACGCGTCCCAGAATGCGCGCGATGAAGCAGTGATTGCGCGGATGAAAGAGCAAGAGCGGCTGACGCGTCTACGCGCAGACGACTTGGCAAAGAACGGCGGACCAAATTCTCCGGAGGCGCGGGCTGCAAAGAGGGCGATGACGCCGGCGCAGGAAGCTGCAGCGAAGGCGAGAGACTTGAAACTCAATCCACCCCTGATACTCGATCCGAAATCTCGCGTACCAGGGCAGACTTACCGACTCGGCGATGGCCGTATTGTTCGCTGGGAAGTGAATCCCGCTACGGGTAAGTATGGCTTGAACGTACTCGGGAGCGCGCCAGCGCTGCCCGCTGCTACCACGGCGGCGGCTTCCACGGCGGCGGATAATGACGAAGACGAGGAGGATTGAAAATGGCTTTCATAGACGAAACAGAAGCATTTGCGGTAAAGCCGAGTCCGGAGCGCGGAACAGTCCTGCCCGAGCATCGCGTGCCGCCGGAAGTTCAAGCAGAACGGGACGCTAGCGCAGGACAATTGCTTGTAAGCGAGTACAAATCCCGAGAGGCCGCCGAGCGCGACTTGGCAGAGCTTCGTAAAGAACTTCCACGTACTTCGGGCGATGGCCGGGGAATTTTACAAGGGCACATTGCCCGACTGGAAGCTGGGTTGAAGTTGCCTGAAAGCCCGTCGCGAGTAACTGCTACACTTCCGCAACGAGCCGCAGCGCCTGTTGCAGGTCCAGGAAACTTTATCAGCGAGCTCGAAGCTACGGGGATTGCCCCGCCTCCGAGTCTGTGGGAGCGTGCCAAGACGGCGTGGGGAGAGGCTACTACAGGTCCGCTGCAGACGCGCGCAACAGAAGGTCTTCAGCAGGTGGGGCAGGAAATCAAGGCCCTGACCAATATGTTCGTCGGCCTTCCAGGAGGAGTCGCTGGCGTCGGCATGGATGCGCTGTCGCGGCTGAGCTCTCTCATGTACGGCCAGGATGCTAAGACTGCCGGCAAGACTGCCCGGATGGTCGCTGATCAGGTGAATGAAGACTGGGGCAAGATCACGAAGACGCTGGGGTTGCAGCAAGATGCAAAGGGCTCGAAGATCGAGCACTTGATGAACTGGGCCCTCGAAGCGTCGGATAAAGGCGGAACGAAGCTCGAAGCCGCGACGAAGGGGGTGCTGTCGCTGGAGACCACTCAGTCTGTGCGGGATACGTTGCTGAACTTGCTCGGCGTGAAGGGCCTTGGAGCAGTGAAGCCGCGGGGAAATGCGAGCATGGAAGCACTGACCGGAAAGCCGAAGGCGCCGGAAGCTCCGGCTGCGCCGAGTGTGATGGAATCCCTGACGGAGCCGCCGCCACCCAAGCCGCCGACGAAGGCGGAACTCAAAGCGCAGGCAGAAGCCGTCGATTCCTTGGTCGTGGACAAGGCGAAGCTGAAGGAAATCTTTGGCATCGCCAAGGGCAAGGGAGCGGAGGCGGAAGCAGCACTGGTTAAGAATATCTTTGATCGAGTACTGCAGCCGCAAAAGATCTCCCGCATCGAGCCCCGTGTACGGGAAGCTGGAGCCTTTGGCCCTGAGCCCCTACAAGGGCCGCCAGCACCTCCGCCTCGCCCGGTTGTGCTGGCCGCGATTGAGAAGAAAGGTCGCGGGGAACTGCTCACGACGGAAGAGGCACGGGCCCTTCGCCAGGGCGAGATTGATGTTGCGCAAGTGACGCCGTTGGTAGGCAGTGCAATGGAGAAGCTGCGAGATGGAAAGCTGATTTCTGCGCAGGAGGCGAAGGCCCTTCGGCGGCTGGACGTGGACGTGGAAGGGGGCGTGATCAAGGGTCCGAACGGAAAGGTGCTGTTTGAACGCGGCCAAGCAGATCCGCGACTGCTTGGTGTACTGACCGCGATGGGAGTTAGTGCCCTGGCGGCTCCGCATATCGTGGACTGGTGGAATAATTCGGGCGGATTATCGGGGGATAATGCGCGCGATGCTGCACTCGGCCTGGGCGCTGCGGGTGCCGCCGGAGTCATGAAGCCGAAGGGCGGGATGTGGCATGTGGAAGCTGCCTCTAAATTAGCCCAGCCACTTATTGACGCACTTACCAAGCATGAAAATTTGGGCGTACCGGACTGGGCAGTGCGGGTCCCCGGCGACCCAGTACCGGCCGCGGAAAGTTGGGCAACTTCGGCTGTGTCTAAATATTTAAATAGGTACGCTGGCACCGCCGCGGACCCAATTAAGGATTTAAAACTTCCTAGTGGAGCCAGGTGGGAAGATCTGACAGATAAAGCTTTTACAGGCACGACGCTTACTGACGGCTTTAGTCCAGGTGCTTATCCCGGAGCTAAGCTGGGGGAAACCGTATACAAGGCAGAGATTCCTTCTGAGCGGGGAAATACTCGCCCAGCTTCGCAAGCCGCTGAACAGATCCATGCGTATCTGGCTCACGTCGGTGACTACCTTAAGTCCCAAAACCTCACCCCTGAGCAGCTCCAACGCATGGACCTCCCGCGGGCGATTCGGGAGACGGTTGCTAATGATGAGCGGATTCAGAAACTCGCGTACGAGGAATACACCAAGCCGCAACCGGACAAGATTGCTAACAACGACGCTCTGCCGACGCTCGCTACCTATGTTCCGGTGAAGGAACCTAAGCGGACATTTAGCTTCAAAGATGACAAGTCCACCACGAACATGGCGACGAAGGAGATTGAGTTGCCTTCGGAAGAGATCCAGTATTCGTGGAAGGAGCTTGCACTGCCGGCAGAACTTACACCGGAACAATCTAAGCGAATTGATCTAAGAGAACTTAAACCTGGTTGGAGTACTTACGTAGCAGTGGATGCCAAGGGAAATCCAATCAAAGATAATTTTAGCGGAGCTTTCGCAGCAGGAATTGATCCTCCGGCAGCATATCTCGCCGGCGAGCTAGCTCGCGAAGGCAACTCGATGGCGCATTGCGTCGGAGGGTACAGCCAAGACGTACTCAGTGGTAAATCGAGAATCCTGTCCCTGCGCGATCAGTACGGGCGGAGCTACGCGACGGTGGAGATAAAACCCGCACCTTTTGTAGATGAAGTTACGCGTAAACGAGATTTTCGTGAACGGGTACTGAACCATCCTCGCGATGAAATTACCCAAATCTACGGCCCCGGCAACGGCGCTCCCGCAGAGTACGTGAAGCCATATATTCAGGACCTGGTAAAGAATCAAGGGCCCTGGGATTACGTGCAGAATCTTGACCATGCGGGGATGGTTGAAGGTTTTCAGCCAGGCGAATATCTCACGGAGGCCGAGTACACCAAGATTCGCTTGCCTCGGGTGGAAGAAAAATTGCAGTACATGGAGCGTCTTGAGAAAGACGGCGGTTATGGGCGTGAAGGCTTTACGCTAGAAAGCCTTCAGCACGAGCTGAAAACTTTACGGTGGATTCGAGACAATGACTTGCGAATTATCGCCGAAGCTGAGAGTGCGCCTCTCCGCGCTGTTCGTCAAGCGGGCAACGCTGATCCCAAGCTTCTTGCGGGCATTGCTGCCGGGACGGCCGCGGCACTGTATCTTCAGCAAAATTCGCCGGATGATTTCATCAAGGCTGCAATTGCCCTCGCAGGGACAGTCGGTGTGACCAAGGGCCGCTTTGCTGACATGCCGCTGAAGGAAGTCGTGGAGACTTACAAGACCGCTACAGGCCGCTCGAAGGAGCTGGCGGCCGCAAAGATCTATGAGGACACTCATCGCCAGCTCGAGCGCTCAATCAACAACATGGGGAAGGATTTACCTGTCGAAGACATTGCCCAGGAAGTTTATGCGAACTTCTTCAAGGGTCTGGATTCCGAAGGCGGCTATCGGGGAGATGGTGCTTCGGTTTCTACGTACCTGCACAGCATGGCGAAGAACGAGGTAGTGGATTTCTTCCGCCTCTCTCGCGAACGGATGGCTAGGGCGACGGAGTCTTACGACGTTGGCGTGCCGGGGGAGGAAGGGGCTGTAGCGGCCGCGATCCCGGAGGCCCAGAACATGCAGGCGAACCCGGAGGCGTACAAGTCTGCCTATGATATGGCGGCTCAGAACGACCTGGCTAAGCTCATGGATCGGGCGATTGAGAAGCTGCCGGAGCAGCAACGCGACATCTTCCGTGCGTATGAACTCGAGGGGCTGGATTATCAAGCCATCGCGGACAAGTTCAATATGCCTGTCGGCACGGTTCGGTCGAATCTGTCCAGGGCGCGGGAGAACCTTCAGAGCTCGCTGAGGGGGTATAAGGACTACCAGGCCGGGCGAGTAAGCCAGGAAATGCTGACGGGACTCGGCGCAATCAGTGGTGGGGCCGCGATCGGAATGCTGCTGGATTCAGACCGAGACGTGCGTAGTGCGGTATATGGAGCACTGGCCGCGGGGGTGTTGGGCACAGGAGCCGGCAGGGGAGCACTCAAGGCCGCGATCAAGTCGCCAGACGCTGCGCTGGGATTGCTCTCTACTCGCCTCGGAAACATTGCACCCGCGCTGAAGTTCCGTCTCCGCGAGCACGAGCATCGGATTCTTGTTCAGACAGATCGGGCGAATGACCAGGTGCTTCCGTTCGTGCAGGCATTTGAGAAACTGCCAGGCACGCTGCAGCAGAAGGCAGGGTTGGCGCTGATGAACGGGGACATGCGGACGATTGCGAGTATTCCTCAAATCGCCTCGCATTATGCAGGCGTGCAGAAATTCCTGGCGGCAATCGGGGAACAGCTGCGGAGTCTCGGCCGCTTCGGGGAAGGTGTGTCGGAATACTTCCCGCGGTTGGTGAAGGACTTTGAAGGACTCAAGGCCGCGATGGGACAGGAAGCGCGGGTTGGACTCGAGAAGTTGCTGGTGGAAGCGGAAGCCAAGATGCTGCGCAAGAACGGCCGGAGCTTAACGGACGTGGAAGAGAGTTTGATTGTCAACCGTTACCTGTTTGCGCCGGATGAGAGCTCGTTCCAGCCAGGGTTTGCCAAATCTCGAGGGCTGAAGGAGGTGCCGGAGAACCTGCAGCAGTTCTATGCGTCACCGACAGAATCTCTGTTGCGGTATGTCTCAGGCGCGATTAATGACCTGGAAACGGCAAGGTTCTTCGGCCGCGATCTGGCTACGAAGGGGAAGAAAGGCCGGGTCTACAATGATGTGGATGGGTCGATTGGCAACCTGACGCGGAAGTTGCTGGAAGAAGGAAAGATTACGCGGGAGCAGGAAGGGCAACTTCGTGATATGCTCAAGGCACGCTTCGAGGGCGGAGAGCGCGGGATGAAGTCTGCACTGGCGGATGTGCGGAACCTTACGAACACAGGCCTGCTCGGGAACGTGGCGTCGGCGGCTACGCAGCTCGGGGACTCCCTGATGACGATCTATCATCACGGGTTGATTCCTACCATGCAGGCGTTGGCGGAGAAGCTGACTGGCCAAGCTCGACTGGCCCCCAAGGACCTGGGGCTGATCAATCATGTAGCGGAGGAGCTGTCCGGCATGGGTTGGAGCGGAGCGCTGCTGCACACTACGATGAAGTACTCCGGCTTCCACGCAATTGATATGTTTGCGAAAGGGCTTGGGGTCAACGCCGCCTTGATCAAGTGGCAGAAAGACCTCCGGGCGCCGAAGGGAGAGGCTAACTTCCGGGCGAAATACACTCCGATGTTTGAAGAGCGCATCGGGCAAGTGATGGAGGATATACGGCAAGGCCGCCGGACTCCCGACACGGACCTGATGGCGTTCAACGAGCTATCGGATACGCAGCCGGTTTCGAAAGCGGAGATGCCGGAGTTGTACCTCAAGCACCCGAACGGGCGACTGCTGTACCAGCTGAAGACCTACATGCTCAAGCAGGTGGATATTGTGCGTCGGGACGCTTATCAGGAGATTGCGAAAGGCACCCCCGAAGGGATTGCACGGGGCACGAAGAACCTGATGGCCCTTGCCACCATGTACGCGCTGTCGAATATCCCAGGGGATCTGGTGAAGGACTGGCTGTCTGGCCGCGATGTGGATTTGTTCAAGACGCCCGACCTGACTGAGAACGTGCTGAAAACCTTCGGCCTGAATCGCTACGCGACGGAGAAGATTAAGAGCGGGAAAGCCACGGAGACCGTGCTGGGCATGGCAACGCCGCCGGTCAAGGTGCTGGAGGACATAGCCAAGCTGGATGAGAAT